TTGGTGTAATCAGCTAAGTGATCAGGATCCGTCAGGATAGCTTCCATAGCAGCCCCGCGATTGGAAACTTCCTCCAGCACTTGATGCTGCTGAATCAGCGCATCTTCGAGCGTGGTGGCGTACTGATTGAGGATACCCGGAGCCTCGATACCGAAGTGATTAACGACGGCGGATGTTTCGGGACTTAGGCTTGGAGCCTGTTGTTCCGTAGAAGTCGGATAGGAAGTTTGGGTCGTAGACCCGTTGTTGTAGTAGGTCGGCTGAGCCGTAGGGGCTTGGTAAGCCCACGGTTGGGCCTGTGAAAGCTGACTGAGTTGTTGAATATCCGCCGCCGTCAGTTGGGGTTGCGCTGACGGTGCTGTCTGGCTGGGCGACGGGGAGAGCCGGGACACTATCCGGTCCAAGCTGCCCAGCGCTGCTTCCCAAGGGTTGCTCGGGGAGGATACGGACAGAGACTGGTTGTACTGGCTGTTGGTAGAAGGGACCGTAGCCTGTTGTGCCGGCGATGGCGCTTGGGGCATAACTGCCGAAGGCACCGCCTGGGTACTGGCTACCCATTGCGGGTAAGCGGTTGAACCCTGGTCCGCCGCCGGGGCCGCCGCCTGAGGGGCTGCTACCGCCGGGGAGACCGGGCTCGGGATCGAAGCTGGGATCTGCTGGCTCATAGCTGCCCGAGTAAGTCAGTTCTTGCGCGAGGTGGTCAAACGTCCTATAAAGTAAGGGCGTTAGGTTTAGCCGAGGATCAGCCGCTAAAGGCTGATTAGGGGCTAACGGATGCGGGGCTTGTAGCATCTGGTTCAATAGTAGCAAGAATTGCGACATTGCGCCCTGCGTTTGTTGAATCATTCGGAAAGGAAAGCCCTTCAACATTTCCGAACGTTCCAGATCAGTTTTATCCGGGAACAAATACTTCAGAGCTTCGACACTATCTACGCCAAGCTCTTGCAAGTTCCGGACTACGATTGACTTTTGGTTGATATCGTACGCAGTGTCTTCGTACACATCACCCTGGAATCGATACGTTACCGCACGATCCCCATCAGGGGGAAGTCCAAAAACACCACGTGGGACTTTGTTATCGGCAAGTGCAGCTTGGATCGCTAGATCGACATTTTCTTCGTATTTTGTTAGCTTCGATTGGTACTTAAGCAGTGTCTCTTCAGTTTGTTCTTTAGGTTCTTTCGGCGGGGCTAAACCCATAACCGAAATAAAACTTTCGCGGAAAATTTGCTCCTGATGGTACAGGATCATTTCCAGCAAACGACAAAAACCGTAGGTCAGAAAACTCTTATTTTTACGAAGAGCAGTCGCTTGAGCGCGACCCATAAGCCCTTTAATTTCCGTCGCAGTGGCTCCGGCGCTGATTGATATTTCATCAACCCCACCCAGGGCTGTTCGAATCTCTTCTCGTAATAAAAGCGCATACCGGTTCATATCCCCGTTAACGGGGTCTGGTGTCATGTAGCCCACGCGGTCGGAGGGCTCTACGTTCGCGATAATCCGAGGGACACGAAGTCCGCCGAGACCAGACTGAGAACCAAAAGGTTCTGAAACACGTGTCGACGGCGAATCGATACCAGCGAAACCACTTTGACTGCTGATCGTGGGACGGAATGTCCGATCCGCATCCGAAGCTTCGACCAGATCACTGCGAGGACGCGAACTGATCAGTGTGGGGTTGCCAAAGAACTCAATGTTCTTAGCAATATTCTGCATCATCTGATCATGCAGAACAATTTGCTGCATGAAGGGCTCGAATTCGCCCTCGCCCTCTGTACCGCTGGCGTTCGGCTTGTTTAGAACCTCAACAGCCGGAATAAATCCGAGTGTATTCGGACGACTGTTTTTAGGTGTAATTAAAGATCCGGGCTCAAGTTCAAAACTGAGCTCACTATTAGCTTCATATTCTGTAATCTTGTCGTTAGTTATAGATATTCGAACATACCGTTTATTCTGTCCTTGCGTATCTGCAGGCAGACCGATAGCGCTGTTGCGAATCTTATAACTATAAATGATTACGACTTCTTCGATCTCACCGTTGATGTCGTGATAAACCCTGTACTGAGTTTTGTTGAAGAAGTAAATTTGATACTTTAATTTTGGATCCGGTCGAAAGTAAAAAAGCCCACAGCCGTCGATAAGAAAGTTACGAATAATCGAAGGAAACCGAATATCCAGACGGTTTAGCTGGATAAGATCCTCGACAAACTTTGTCCGAGCCTTATAGGTATCTTGTTCGCAGTAAAAAAACAGCCCTTTTTTCATCATCAGCAGCGTCATTTGCTGCAGATGACTAAGGACAACCATAGTCGCAGATTGTTTGCTGCGATCTTGAGTTCTAGAAGCTTCTAGAATCTCATTAAACCGCTGCCGTACGCTTAGGTTGTCCGCAGGCATCGACGTTTTCCTTTATAAGTCAGCGAGAACCGGCTTCCCGCTCCCTTGTACGCATCATACGAGCTTTCCGTGCTTTACGGACAGCTTCACGACGGACTTCATTACGCTCGGAACCCTCTTTTTCGCCCCCGCCTTGACGACCAGCGAAAGGCTTTTTGATCTGCTCCGTCATGAGATCAGCCATTGGGAAGTAGATACTCGCGTACTCTCTCTATTTTAAACAGCTCAGGCGGCAAAAGCTCATGCGGATAGGGCTCCAGAACATGATCTTTTCGTCCTAAGGGATCGTTACCACCGGCTTCAGCTTTGTAAGCGTCAAGATAATCCAGCATCTCCTGACTATACGCAGGAGCGTGAGCGTACGGAATATCGTCGTAGCAGTGAGAAAACGACGTAAGCTTACGCTTCATGCGGGCGGGATCTCCCATCCAAGAGAAATGCCAGCCGGAATCACAATCTCCGTAAACAAGATCGTTTGGATTTTGACGGATCTCCGAAAGTGTTTGACCTAGGTGCTCGTGCAGAACAACTGTTCCACAAGTCCAGTTTGTAGGGGGTTTAGATGTGTCGCGCTCTGGATCTACAACACGGAGATCAGCCCGTCCGTAGAACATAGGCATCGATAAACGGACGCAGCGCTCAGGGTCTTGTTTCGCCAAATCGACCGCAGCTAGAAGAGCCTCAGGTTTGGGGATCTCGTCGACGTCACTGAAGAAAAATACAGAATCAGGAGGGGTCATCCGCATACCCACGGCCAGAGCATCTCGCTGGGAGTACTCCCGAACCCATGGATTCGGCGCAATATCCGGAGGAGGTAGTTCGACGTGTAAAACCTGAATCTTCTCCTCCGGAAGACCTAAAGAACGGATCGTGTCGACACACGTAAAGTCCTTTTTATCCCCCTTAAACGTACGATCTGCGTCAGTGATAATAAAACCATCTACAACATCTTTCAGAATATTAATACGAAGCTCTAAGAGCTCTTTTTCGTCGAAATACAGAAAGCAGTCGAACAGCACAGCATCTCTGAAGCTGTCAGTATATTAACGCATACTCGGGGTAACGTTGCCATTCCCGGCGCGAACAACCACGGGGGCTTCCGTGGCCCGCCGATTTGCCCGAGTCTTCTGCATCAGCTCCTGCTTCATATCTTCCATAGGGTCCCCCGTGGGCTGAAACTCCTCTTCAAAAACACCGTAAGGTGCGTTCATAGGAGGTACAGGAGCGTTATATGCTTGATCATCTAGTTGACTTGTATACTCATCACTACGCATACTGGCCCGTTGAGCCCTCATCTGACGACGGGAGGCCAACTCTTGTGCATTAAAAGCGCGAGTAAAGAGATCGCCAGCTTCGAGGAAGGGATCAGCCATCTTTAGAAGTCTTTCTTCTAATGTACTCGGAAGCGCGGCGCCTTGCCTCGCGTGCTTTATCTGTATTGGCTACTTGAGTGTTTACAGGTTTATTACCTGCGGTAGCTCGTTTCTTTTTTTCGTCGGTAGCTCGACGCTCTTCAGGACTGAGAGAAGCCCACGCGGAACGCGGAAGGTATCGCTCAGTGCGTCCTTTTTCGCGTGCTCTGTCAGCCACTTGTACCCATCATAGCTTTGGCGGCTAACGCTCTAGCCAACATCTCATTCTTTAAGGGGTTAATGAGACCCTGAGTGATTGAGTCCGATTTTGGCGAACTATGGATGGCTTTAATAAGGTCGGCGGCGTCGTTAAAAGCCCTTTCGCGGAATGTAGATCCGCCAGAAAAGTAGCTAAGAAAATCTTCTGCGTCCATAATCAGTCTTTTTTAGACTTTTCGTACTCTTCACGAGTTTGCCAGTCTTCTTTAGACCAGCGACTTAAACGGTTGGACGAAGATTTTTTACCTTCGTAAGTACCGCCTGCTTCTTTATAGTACTTCGTTGCGAGCTGCATCGCTCGCGCGGAATGCCCACCTAGTTTTTTACGGGCTTTTGCTTTAGCGGCTGCCCACTTCGCTTTGTCTTTCTTAACGGCAATTCCGGCCATTAAAGGACATGCTCCCACGTAGCGCCTTTAATTATACGCGCTATCGTTGACGGATGGACTTTAAATTCTTCAGCAATATATTGATAGGTGTTCCCTTTTTGGCGTAACTTTCGGATTTTAGTTATGTCAGTTGAACATAGTTTAGCTGTGTGTACATTTTCCCCTTTAGCGGGTACGCGTTCTGCCGTATTGATGGAACGAATTTTCCACTCACAATTTCCTGGTTCGTAATCGCCCTGATCTCGTTTACGAGACAGCACATAATCTCCTTCTGGGGGTTCTCCTACGTCCGCTAAGAAAGACAAAAAAGATTCTTTCCAGGCGGCACACATTTTTACACCTTTTGCTCCATAATTTTTGTAACTAATATTAGTTTTCTTGTAACACCTTTGTTTTATACTCACCCAAGAGCTATAAACTTTTGATTTGCCACCTCTGTCGTTACATCGCGTATGACCGTGAAGAACTCTTGGTTCTACACCACGAGCTCTTCTATAATTTAAATTTCGCTTATTTACACAATCTCGACAGTCGTCGCCCCTGTTTGTTCGACGTGTTTCTTTGCCGCACTTTTTACAGTACCTGTAAAGCTCTGGCACGCACGTAAGAAGCAAGATACGTTAGTTTAGCAATCTCAGCCATCAGTACAGAACGTAGACTCCGCCGATAGTTCCGCTAAGGAGAGCGGTACAAGATATGGGAAAAATTGTATCCCCCTGTAAATTCAAAGCTTGAGCTGATTGCCCAGGAGCATCAGTTAATTCCACGACAAGAGTACCTTTCGACTGATTCCCCGGGGAATCCACGAAAATAGCGCGGCAAGCTGGAAAGTTGACACGGCCGTCAGTTGGAACCCAACCAAATCCACTTGTATAAGGCAGAAAAGCACTCTGCCCGTAAATAGATCCAAACGCTCTTACGTCCATGAGTGATTTCTTTTCCTACATTATAGGTTCACTGTCAGCTCTCTTCGTTTAACCGATCCAGATACCATTTTGCCTTTTGTAAATCTTGAGCTCCATTTTTAAATTCGGTGCGCCAGAGATACTTAAGTACATTTCCACGGCAGTACGCTCTAAAACCTTCTGAACCGAGTGCGGCTTTAATCGCTTCGATACATTCGATGCCGCCTTGCGTATAATGTGCTGGGTGATTTACAGGATCACTAAGCTGGGTTAAACCAGTAGACTGTTCCTTGCTCTCGTTCGACAAATCGTCGCACTCTGTACGCGTCATCTCTAAGTAAAGTCTGTTGGTAGTGGTGACCGTTCAAAAAATAACACACCGACACATACTGTGCACCTCGATGCGCCACTTCACAATTTAAACATCTGTTTACAGTCTATCAAGTTACTGGACTTCTTAAGAAGCTCTTTAGTGTACTTTGTATCATCGTGTTTAATTAAACAGCATTTATGCGGTACGTACTTACCGTTTTCTTCAACCACGGGGATCCAACGACGGTGCTCATGCCCTGCTGGAACGTTCTCAAAAGCTAAACCCATAGAACTGCGGTCAGCTAAAGGCCAGTTACGGATCCCAACAAGTTCATAGCTCCGAACAGGATCCATACTCTGGCTTCTAACGTACTTAATTGCATCATCCTGATTTAAGATCATCGCACCGTAGTAAGGATTTGATACCTGTGCGAAAAACTTAATGTCGGGGTCAACCACTAGCATCTTTTTGACCTCGAATCCGACGTCGTGCCAGACGTTTGGGGTTTCTCGCGTCAAAGAAAACGTGTGGTAGTTATCGAAGGGGATTTTCAGGTCCCCGTACTCCTCGTATCTGACGAAACCCGGCTCAAAACCAGCTGCACTTAACCTGTTTTTCCACCTAAACCAATATTTTAAATTCTCATAAGTCAGGATCATATCGTTCTCTTGATAAACATAAAAATCGGCTGTGTAGTTCATACATGCCAGCACTAAATCGGTTTTATGAGCCCACGTGAGCTCCCATCCAGAGTATTCAGGTCCGCAGACTCTGATCTCAATATCTAATTTCGAAAAATAAGGTTCTAGAATACTTTTTAGAGTCTCTACATCTTTTTCCGACTCATAATCTACGTAAATATTTATTTTTACCTCTAATTCATAGTCTAAGTAGGCGCGAACAGTGTTAACCAACGAGTTTATACGGTTTAAAGGCTGGTGAGCCGTTACGGCGACCCACATCCGGGACCCAGAAAGCGTTGAAGTGTGAGTTTTCATCAGTACTCGATCGAGAAGTTCCCGCGACGCTGTAAAAAGGTAATCAACCAAGTGTATGCGTCCAACAAATCGTCATGAGCTGTAGCACCGACGTTGATCAACTGGTCAAACAGACCATCAAACTTACGGTATTTGTTAAAAGTTACCTTCTTGTTCTCTAACAGCCCAAGGGTACCTCTAAATCTAGCAATCTTGTCTCCTCGGAACCCCTTAACTTCATGAATATGGAGGTTGCTTAAGCCTCTTTCGTTAAGAAGTACCCGCCTAAGGTCAGCTGCGAGGGATGCTTGGTACGCCACGGACTCAACCACAAGGGTAATTGTGGAATACGTCGGGAAAAACTGCCCGTCTTGCTGCGTCAGGATGCCCCATTCCAGCAACATGTCGCACAGCAGATCAATTTTTTCAAGATTTCCGATGGATCGGCACTGATGCGCATCAATTATGTAGTAATTATCCTTAAGTCTCCCTCCTAATACAAACGCTGTGTAATCACTTGTTTCATTTTTACTTGCGGAAAGGTCGATACCGACAGCCAGACTGTCAAATTCGGTAACAACCTCACC